CAATTACACCATAGGACATTATTGTAGGGTAGACCGGACTCGAACCGACACTATGTCCACATCCCAAATGTGGCGGCCTACCAATTGGCCAACTACCCTATAAATGGTGGTAATGAGTGGAATCGAACCACTATGGTCGGATTTTCAGTCCGATGCCTTGACCAACTTGGCTACATCACCATTTGCACGTCCCCAAGGCCTCGAACCCTGACCGACTGGGTTGGAACCAGCCGTGCTACCAATTACACCAAAGACGCGTATAAAAATATTCAGGAAGACGTTTTTAGGTTAGAATCCATAATCTATCTTTTTAATTTTGCTGAAATCTTCCTTCTAATATTTTGTGGGAGAGGAGGGACTCGAACCCCCACGTCCATACGGAAATGGTTTTACAGACCACCGAGCCAACCAATTGCTCAACTCTCCCAAGTTAGGTAAGGGGAAGATGGTTGCGTGGACATCCCCTTTTACGATTGGCTTTACTTAGGTGTATATCTCCCAACTCCGATGATATCAACCGATATACACTCTCATGTTATGGATATCATCATTCCCCAATCAACCTTAGCGACTCAGACAGGACTTGAACCTGTAACGATCATATTAACAGTATGAGGCTCTACCAATTGAGCTACTGAGTCATTAATTAATTTGTACCAATAATTCAAAGAACGTTTTCTTTTTGTCGGTGTGGTAGGAGTTGAACCTACGACCTTTCGCGTATCAGACGAATACTCTTACCAGCTGAGCTACACACCGTGTTAAAATAAAAAACCCGATTCGTTTTGAGGTGAATCGGGTTTGTTATATTTTTATTTACTTCTGTGATTAAATTATTTCCTCACTTCCATTTACACATAACATACCCTTACCATTGCTAATAAAACACGGCTGATACCACTGATTACGATTACTGATATGTATGTTATTTGTTATCATTTCTTTTCTGTTATTAATTAAATATATCACAAAGGTAATAAAAGTTTTTAAAAAGTCAAATTAATTTTCAAAATTTATGTGTGTAAATAATTTTTTTGCTGCTTCTATAGGAAAACTATTCCCCCATTTTGTAATATGGGTAACATCATCAAGTTCGTTACCACCCTTTGCCACACCAATATATGCTTTATACCCATCATAGGGGTCTTTAACTAAAACAACACCAACTGTTTGGGATGCTGTGAACCAAGTATAATCGATTATTTCCATAAGACAAAGATATTACTTTTTACCGTAATAATCAAAATAATCTTTTCTGTCTTTTAAAACTGTTGAAACAATAAATATTGCTGACACAATTGTTGTTATTACTAATATATTCATCATACAACAATATATAGATAATAAAACTGAAAAAGACAAATTTTTGGTATTATTAAATCTTTAAGAAATTGTTTCCTTAAACCATTTGTAAAAATTCGGTTACTGTCATTCTTTGGAAGTTATCGATATCTTCTTCTCCGTAAACGTCACTACCACACCCCATCCATGAAACAAAATTATAATCTTCCCTATGTTCTCTATATTCTAGAAAAATATAACAAAATTCTGGTCCATATGGGTTTCTTAGTTGCCTTGTTATATTATCCAATTTATCATAGTCAAATGATTCTAATTTAGAAATGACTTGATTTGCTAACTCCAAACTTTTTTTTGATTCCCACCAATTCCAGTTATTATAACTGGGATTATTCCAATTTGGGTCATTTTCAAAATCAATAAGTATATTTTTATTTAGGGGAGACCATGGTTCAATTTCTTTAATCCAATCCAAATCAGAAGATTCATTAATTAAATCGGGGTCACCTGTTGCCTTTAGGTATTCATCTTTATCAATCTCTCTTACATATTCAATTGCTGAATAGTCTTCACTATCAAATTGCTCATTCTCTATTGCCCATTTTGTAACAACAAGTTTCCTCCCAGCTTTGCCTTTCCATTTATCATCTACCTCATATTTTGGTATTTTAATAAAAGCTGAATAACCGTCATAACAACCATATTCATCATCATATTCTGAAAAACAAACATGTATATCAAAAAATCTATACTTTTCACCGTAACCTTCTTCCCCTGGAACATCCTTAATCCAGTCCAAGTCGGAAGACTCCCTCAATATTTTTTTGATTAGATTTCTCATTATCTTTCATATAGGTTTAACATCTCTTGGGTAACCCAAAATACATCGATATAATCTTCATTTGAATCTAGAAACCCTAAATGTAGACCTAATACCTCATCATCTATTCCTGAATGACAAAAAACACTATGATGAGGCATTACAACTTTATTTTCAACCACGGCATAATAACCTCTTGTAAAAATATCATCATATTCACCACAAGCTTCTAAAGCACGTAATAGCTCATCTTCTACTTCTATTCTATATGTCTTACCTATTTCAGCTAATTCAAACGGAACTGAATCAGGTACATCCTTTATCCAACCCCAATCAGAATCCTCTTCTTCAGATTCGTTAAGGGTTTTTCCTTTGGTTAATTCTTCAAAATTAGTAACCACCATATTATCCTCATCATCACCAGTCATATAAAATTCATCCTCGGTATCATCAATACCCAACCATTCGTTAACTTCCTCTGGACCTATATGGTTTATAATTGGGCTCTTATAATGATACCTAACGAACCGTATAATAACATCATCAAAATACCTAGGACGAACACTATCCATACCATGTGTTAACTCACCACGTAGTTTTATAATATCACCTGATTTTAAGAAACGAGATTCACGGTCCATTTTAATTAATTCCCCCCATGTTGGTGATGGGTCAATTTCTTTAATCCAATTAAGGTCAAAATCAGATTCTTTTATTAATTCAGGGTTATGATAATCCTCAAAAACTTTTCTAACTTGATCAAGATTACTGTATAGATGGTATTCTCGGTTAAAAGTATCGTCATGATATAACCAATCATATATATCACGTTCATTAACCTCATACCCCCAATAACCGACTGATAAAACTCCTAGTACTTCTCTTTCAACAAAAAATGAGGCTGATATTACAGCATTAGAAGGGTCATAATCACTAGACTCTAATTCATCCCTAGTATGCTCTAAAGCTTGATGTAGATTATACCTAACATTACCTCTAGGTAATTCGCCGCCATTATAATTTTCTATAATATCACAAAATTCATCAATTTCATCGTGGTCATATAGATAAACCACACCTTGTGGGTGTCCATTATAACTTGGCATTTCCCCTGTATCCTCAACCCAAGACCAATCATCAGATTCATTAACATCTTCACCAGATTCAGATCCACCACCAGTACTACCTTGTACCCAATAACTTTTTTCGGGTGATGATGCCCAATTGGGGTCAACTATAAAGGTCGGGTCCGTTGAGAAGTTTTTGTCCTTGTCCCAACTAGTGGTATCGTTGTCAGACCAATTTAAAGATTCATCTAATTCTTCATCTTCTTCGGTTGATTTTATGTATTCTAAAACTTCTCTACCGTCAACATAGATTGAATTTTCTTTAAAAGGATCTTGTTCCCAAGTATCAGTTAAAAAACAAATATAATTTTTTTCAGGGTAGTAGTCATTATCTTCATACCCACAATGAACAACAATACCTTTAAAATGACCTAGGTTTCTAAAATTACCTCTTGTGGTCGTATCTTTTGTGTAATCCGGTACAACTTTTTTAATATAATCAAATATTAATTTATGTTCTTCCTTATTTAGTTCAGATATGTCAACCCAATATTCAAAATCTTTAAACTCAAAATTAGGGTCAAAATCACTTTCACTAGATCTAATCCAATCAAAGTCATCTAAAGATTCCTTAATTATATTTCTAATATGTCTTCCAAGCATTTCCGCTGACTTTCATCATTTTCTTCCCCACCTTTAAGTTCATTTTTACGAACAATCATTCTCATAAGTTTCACCATTTTATTAAAATAAATAAATTCTGGTGAGTTTTCCTCTATCTTATAAGTTTGATTAAAGTGGTTTATTAATTTAACTGCATTAACTAAATCCTCTCTGTTATTAACAGAAAAAACTAACTTTTTTAATCTATTAAAAGCTTCTTCTTTCGATTCAACTTTTTCAGATTTAAAGAAAGCGAGTGACAATAAAAATCTATTAAAGAATCTGTTTTGCACGTTAAATCCATTTAACAATAAATATCGGCAAAATTAATTAAATAAATTTATGTGGCAATATTTCTATCTTAAAACCGATAGAACTTTCAAAAGTGTTTCCGAGGCTCCAAGAACCGTCATCATAAACCTTGGGGTCGGGTGTCCCATATTGGAAATCAAAATAAAAGAGTTGTCCGTTTGGTGGTCCTAATGGTTGTACGGTCACTAAATCTTGAGCAAGGGTATTAATAATTTCCCTATCAATATTTCTAGTAATCTCTTCAGATAATAATCTTGTCAATTCATCTTCAATGTTTAATCCGTGATACACTTGTAAATCTTGAGTTAGTTCAGGTGACCATGTTGCACGTATTCTCCTTGTTTCATTAACAATGACAGAAGTTATATTAAGATTTATTGAATTATCAAAATTAAATTTAGGTATTTTGCGTATCGGCTCCAACTGTAACTATCCCATAAAAACTGTTATTCACGAGTCTACGTGCGTATCTTGAAGCAATACTTTGTCTAGGTCTAAAATCTTCTTCTATAAAAATAGATATGTATGGTGCGTAAATAAGTCCATTTTCCATAAAAGTATCACCTTTATATCCTAGTATGGGGATTAACCCATGTAAAAAACTGTGTGTTCTTAAAACTTTTTTTGGTTCCATTAATTAGATTTCATCACCATTTTTATCGAATTTCAATTCGTTACCATCTACATCAAACATAATAATACCATAATCGGTTGGTGAAGCAATAAAGTCAATCTTTTCGTATTTTTTTAGTTTTCTAGATTGTATCGGTTGATTTTCATTACTTTTAACTTGTATAGTAAAATATTCACCACCAGAATTTACTATAAGGTCAACACCAAAAATCATATCTATGAAATCTCCATCACCTCCCTGGTATATGGTATTTATTTGGGCTTTTTCTAAAATATTTTTAACATCATTTTCAGCCTTTTCCCCCACTTTTGATAGGTATTTTGTATTTCTTACAAAAGACTTAAACTCATCTAATTTTATATACTTATCTATAACTCTCTCTAACCTATCTTTAATGGATTTAAGATATTCCATTAAACCTAAAGTATTTTTATTTTTTAATTTATCTACCATATTACCTCTGATAAATAACTCTGTTAATAGTTCAGCTAAATCAGAATAATTTGTGTTTAATTTATTAATATAATCCCATTTACCATTATCATCATAAACTCTACTAACAGATTTCATGGTTTCATTTTCATAATAATCACCATTTTTAGATATATAATCACGTCTACCCTTTTGATTGTATTTACCAGTTGACCACAAAATCTCTAACGGTCTTTGATAGTCTGCATTCATATCAATAAGACTCTTCATTTGGTTGGTTTTGAAATCAATGATTCTTTGTAAACCTAAACCATCACTAGTGTATAAAAATTCACCAAGAGAATTTAAATTTAAACATAAATTGTATTGGTCTTCATTTTTAAAATGTGAACATAATTTATACTTTGGGTCATCCCCAAATAAAGAGAGTTGTTCCTCCTTTAATATTTTTTTTATTGTTTCTTTCATCAATAATAAATATTCTAAGATTTGTTTAACTTTTTATGTGCATTAACATTATTTTGATTATATTCAACAATACTTAAATCCATTTCAGGTTTACTTTGTAATAAAACATAATCACCCTTACCTTTTTGTTCTTTCCATAACAGGTCAACTTCTTTCGGGTACATTTTATTCCATATCACTGTAGATTCCCTTCTTAAAAGTTCTTTTGATTTTTTATTTAGGGGGTATATATATCTAAATTGTTTTCCTCTAATTCTACGAATACCTTTTAACTTCATGAAGTCAGGGGTCATCCAAAATAATTTTTCTTTACCTAAAAATTCAGCATTTTCTTTTAATAAAGCTTTTGAACTTCTTGGGTGTATCTTTTCCCCCAAAGGTGAGATATAGATATCGGTCCAAATAAAACTACCGTAATAAAAATTAGACCCTTGATATACATAACCCACTTTACCTACAATTCCATCTGCCCATGTATAAAGAAACTTCTTTTCAGGTAAATTAGTTTTCATCCATCTAACTACTTGAGCTAACATCTGTGACTCTGAATTTCTAGGCATGGAATCGTCCATACACATCTTACCAATTTCGTAATAATCCTCTGATTTTAAATTAGGGAATAACTTTTTAATTGTTTGTAAGGGTTGTGTCCCCCATCCTAATGTAACAACACCAACTAGTTCTTCATCTAAAAAACAACCTAACCAATGTTTGGTTAATTTAGGCATTACTTTTGAATAGTGTCTTTCTTGTACAAATTCTATAGCAAGAGTTTTATCTATCTCCTTAATTTCAAAAAAATATTTCATTTAAAAAGCTAATTCAGTTATTTCGTCACATTTGGGGCAAGAATACCATTTACCAAACCTGTTATCAAAAACTTGTTTTGTACCACCACAACAATCATACACACTTGTATCATCTTTTTTAGGTCTTACTTGTTCTTGGTATAAACACTCAAGAGATTTATCAATAATATAAGCGTATCTGTGTTTTCTTGTTCTATTTATCCAAACCCCCTGAACCTCTTTTGTTGAGCCTCTAGGGTTTACCTTACCATCCCACCTAAAGAAATCTGATTTCTTATCTGTAAGACCGTAATAAGTGAAGTTACAGACCTGATATATACTACCACTGTGTCTACTGTCATCAGCTAATGTAATAACTGCCTTAATACCCTCTTTTTTCAATAACCTTATAGAACCACTTAAAAGATAAGACGTTGCGTTAGTACCGTTAAGCTGAGGTAATACACAAAGTCTACTAAGTTCTAATACTGTTTGGTCGTCGTTAGATAACCCAAACCAACCCTTTAAAGCCACATTACCTTGTGGGTTAGAGAAAGTTGTTACACCCAAGATTTCTTCAGTTTCTTTACTTACCAAAGCGTAAGAGTATTTAGCAAAAAATTTAGCATCACCTAAGTAGTGATACTTTTTAACAAATTCGTATGCTTCAGCTTTTGTGACATTTTTAATATAAAAAATATCATTAGCTTTTAACTCTCGGTTAATAAATTTATCTATAAAATCCATGGGTTAATGATAAACAAAAAAAATAAAAAAGGGAAGTGGTTAAACTTCCCTTAATTCAGACACTAGAAGGTTAAAAGCCTCTTCATAAATGTCTTTTAATTCTTTGTACTTATTATTTGGTTTAAATTTAAGATAATAGACTTTGTCAAAAAGTTCTTCTCTTATGTTTAAATAATAAGCCTGATAAACAATCTCTTCAATACTGTTCATGACCCACCCCGATAAAAAAAATGTTATAAATATTGTGTTAAATAAATATTAAGTTTTTAAAGATAATTAAAAAAAATGAATAAAAAAAGGGAAGATTTTATTCTTCCCTTAATTTTTTCGGTGTCGGAATGGTGGTCCTTATATTGTTTTCGGTGGCCTAGTAACCACCCCAGTGTTATTAACCCATTTTGGTTCGGGTGTCTTTTATTTAATTGAGACAAATCCAACTACCATTTTTACTTGTGATAATCAAGGGGTATGTTTTACAACCTAAAGTGTGGGATTTTCCCACGTTTAAACTCACCCATGGTTGCCAATTTATAATTTAATTTGAGGTAAATTGGTAAAACCCCTGATCGTTCTTACAAGTTTTTAGAAAAATTTGCAGAAACCATTCGTTAATCGAGACTATCTAGGACTCGTTTGTCCAAATCTCTTTACACCTTAGTAGTTTTGTGGTCGGAATCGTTTGACACTTTTACCTAACCGTGAGTGGTCCCCGGCTTTCACCTTTACACCCTTATAGTTAAGTGGGATATCGAGCCCTTCTCTTTGTATAGCTTGAAATTTAGAGTTTTTAAATTTGCTGCAATTATTCCTTATACCACAATATTTTTTCGAACTTTAACAGTTTAGATACCGAGTATCTTTCATCACCTATAGGTTCTAAACTGTAACCGGTTCGTAACGTTCTGAATTAACAGTCTCGTTCATAATATTGACAGGTGTTAAGCTATCAGGATTATTCAAGACTGATTTCAGGATTGACGGAGAGAATCCACTAATAAGTGCTGTCCCAGTTTCATCGAAACGTGCTGGGAAGTTACCACCGTTAGCGTGTAAGTTCCAGAAAATAATTCCAGGTCTTACATAACCAGCGTTAGTGAACATCTCGTCAATCATTTCCATAGATGATAGGTTCCAATCAGATTCAGACCTCCAACCACTACCAGTTGCTGAATCAAATTCCATATCTGAAAGAATCAATACTTTTGAAGGCATTTCATCTTGTGAGATATTGAATCTAACCGCTTGGTCTAGAATTTTCTTGAAAGCTGCCTCCAAGTTTGTAGACATCCCCCAATCAGCTCTAGCTAGTTGGTTAAATCGGTCACTTAATGGACCCATCAATTTATGGATTTGGGGTTTTGAGGAGAATGTCATAAACATATCCTTAAACGAACCCTCATTTCTTTCTGAGATATACATACCCAAAGAAATAGCTACCTCCATACATGTAAGGTTTGGGTTACCCCCAACTGTACACGACATTGAACCTGAAACGTCAACCATAGGGAGGATTAGTTCGTTAGAACCTTCCATCCAATTAGGGAGTGCTTTCCACTGTTCATTAGCCAAATCCTTATTACCAAATCTAAGATTTTTAGTAACATCGTAAGGATACAAAGCTCCAGCGTTAACTTTAACTTCACCTTTCTTTAAGGATTCAATGAATTCACTAAATCTTTCACCGTCATTACGACCAAATGCCTTAGTATATCTAGACATGGCCAAAGAAGGTGTCTTTGGGTATTCAATCTCTGTCCATCTTTTTGAACACATTTTTTGTTCAACAGTGTTAGACAATGAAACAATTAGTTTTCTCAACTCTTTTGGAGTAACCTTCAAAGATTTACGTACTTTGTTAAATACTAAACCTTTTCTTGGCATCCATTTCGCTGCCAAACCATTAGCGTCTTTAAGACCTTGAACAAGAAGAGTGATAACGTCATCTTCAAGGGAAGTCCCAAACAAGACTTGAACGTCATCCCATCTTCCATATTCAGGGATTAAGTCAAGATTAACCTTAACAACTTCTGGGTGGTTTTCAGCCAAATAAGACATAATATCTTTAAAGATTTGTCTTTCCCCAGTTCCTTCTCTTACGTCTCTCGACCAAAAAAGGATTCTCATAGCTGTTCTAGGGTTTTCGTTGAAAGCCTTAGAGAAAAGTTCGATTACCTTAGTAGAACTTTTACCTCTCATCGCTCCAATAGAGAAAAAGAGATTAACACACTCATTAAGTGAAGACGAACTAGTAGTCATCCCATTCTTAGTGGTTGTATTTTTAGTTTGTAAGGCTTCAGCTAATCGTGACATAATTTCTATTTTTTAATTAGTTTTCTTTAAAACAGTTCTCAATATTACTACCTATTTTCTGATTTGTCAATAGGCTAAACCAAAAAACCTTGTTTATTTGGTAATTTTTAAACCCATATCCCTCATTTTAAGGATTGCCTCAGCATTACCTTTAGCATCATCCACAGGATTGTGAGTGTGTTTAGTATCTCTAAG